AAGTCTTGTGGACTTATCTTCCAAAAGGAAGCTGCTGGTGTTGTTGAAGCAATCGGACCACAAGTTCAAGTAACAAACGGTGACGTTTCTGTAATCTACCAAGGTGATGTGATCTTAGGTCGCATGGCTATGGGTGCTGATTACCTAAACCCAGCTGCTGCTGTTGAACTATATGTTGGTGCTACTGCTCCTTCTGCATTCTAATTTATACATTTATCGGGGACCTTCGGGTCCCTTTTTTTTTATCTATGGCTACCACAACAATACAACCCGATACCGAACTATCCGCAGTTAACTCAATCTTGGGTAGCATAGGTCAATCGCCCTTGACTACGCTCAACTACAACAACCCAGAAACAGCATTTGTTTATAACTTATTAGTCGAAGCAAACAAAGATGTACAGGGTGAAGGATGGCATTTTAATACTGAGGATCATGTACTTGTGACCCCAGATGCAACGACTAAATATATAAATGTTCCTAGTAACTATCTACGATATGACTTGCATTCTGGTCACGTTGATAAGTCTATGGATTTAGTAAAAAGAAATGGAAGACTATACGACAAGGTAGGTCATACAGATCAATTTGACGATGATCTTTATCTTGATATTGTTACTCTCTATCCATTTGAAGACGTACCACCAATATTCCAAAGATACATAATCTCGAAAGCTGCTGTTCGTGCAGCTACTCAGCTCGTTTCCAATAGAGAATTGGTTGGACTTTTGCAAGTACAAGAACAAGCTGCTAGGGCAAATGTTCTCGAATATGAATGCAATCAAGGCGATCACTCCTTTATGGGCTGGCCGCATGAAAGTTCATACAGACCTTATCAACCTTACAAAGCACTACAAAGATAATGGCAAGTGTTACTCAAACAATACCTACACTGACTGGTGGTTTATCTCAACAGCCAGATGAACTCAAGATTCCTGGACAAGTTAGTGTCGCTAATAATGTGATCCCTGACGTAACACATGGTTTATTAAAGCGTCCAGGAGGGAAGTTAGTTGCATCTATTAGTGATAATGGAACCGCAGCTTTAAATTCACAAGCTAACGGTAAATGGTTTTCTTATTATCGTGATGAAACAGAAAGTTATATAGGACAAGTTTCTAGATCAGGCGATATAAATATGTGGAGATGTAGTGATGGTCAAGCAATGACTGTTAACTATGACTCAGGTACTGCTACTGCTTTAACTACATATCTCACACATACAAATGACGAGGATATACAAACACTAACTCTTAATGACTATACATTTTTAACTAACAGAACTAAGACAGTAGCTATGTCTTCAACAGTTGAACCTGTTAGACCCCCTGAAATTTTTATAGATTTAAAAGCTACAGCTTATGCAAGACAGTATGCAGTTAATTTATTTGACAACACAACTACTACAGCTGTCTCAACAGTAACGAGGATAGATGTTGAACTTATTAAATCAAGTAATAATTATTGTGATAGTAATGGAGCTATGGTTGCTCGCACTAGCCGTCCTTCAAACTCGACTAGATGCGATGACAGTGCTGGTGATGGTAGAGATGCTTATGCTCCTAACGTTGGGACTAAAGTATTTAACGTAACAGATGGAGCTAGTCTGACTGATGAAGCAAATTCTGGAAGTTATACGTATACTATTGATGTTAAAGATTCCAGTAATAACTCAGTTAATAGAGGAACAAATCTATATTTCAGAATTAGAACTGTTGGACAATCAGTACCTTTCACAACTGGTTCTGGTAGTAGTGCAACAACTACATATCAAGCCAGATATACAACAACCTTTGATCTCTTATATGGAGGTACAGGTTGGCAACAAGGAGATTATTTCTACGTTTGGATGAAAGATGGTTACTACAAAGTAACTGTTGAAGCAATTAGTACAGCAAATGTACAGGCAAACTTAGGATTAATTAGACCTGACCCAACACCATTTGATACAGAAACAGCAATAACAGCTGAATCAATTATTGGTGATATTCGTACAGCTATTATTGCGACTGGTAATTTTACTTCTGCAAATGTTCAACAGATTGGAACTGGTTTATATGTAACTAGACCTTCAGGAACATTTAACGTTACAGCTCCTTCAAGTGATCTGCTAAGGGTTATGTCTGGTGAGGTATCAAATGTAGATGATTTACCTTCTCAATGTAAGCATGGATATGTTGTAAAAGTTGCTAATAGTGAAGCAGATGCAGACGATTACTACGTTAAATTCTTTGGTCATAACAACAGAGATGGAGACGGAGTATGGGAAGAATGTGCAAAACCTGGCAGAAATATAGAGTTTGATAAAGGTACTATGCCTATCCAATTAGTCAGACAGGCTAATGGAACATTTACGGTTTCACAATCTACTTGGGAAAATGCTGAAGTAGGTGATGAATTAACTAATCCCAATCCTTCGTTTGTTGGTAAAACAGTAAATCAATTAGTTTTCTTTAGAAATAGATTAGTCTTCCTAAGTGATGAAAACGTAATCATGTCAAGACCTGGCGAGTTTTTTAACTTCTGGTCTAAGACTGCTACTACCTTTACACCTCAAGATGTTATAGATCTTTCCTGTAGTTCTACATACCCAGCAATTGTGTATGACGGTATTCAGGTTAATGCTGGCTTATTACTATTTACTAAAAATCAGCAATTTATGCTGACTACAGACAGTGATATTTTAAGTCCTGAAACTGCAAAGATTAATGCAGTATCATCTTATAACTTCAATGAAAAAACACATCCTGTTTCTTTAGGTACTACTGTTGCGTTCATAGATAATGCTAATCAATTTACTAGGTTTTTTGAAATGTCTAATGTTGTTAGACAAGGTGAACCTGATGTAGTTGATCAAAGTAAAGTTATCTCAAGATTATTAGATAAAAATATCAGTTTAGTTTCAGTATCCAGAGAAAATTCAGTTGTATTCTTTAGTCAAAAAGATACAGATAAAATCTATTGTTTTAGATATTTTACTTCTGGAGATAGAAGGTTATTACAAGCTTGGACTACATGGACAATAACAGGAAATATCCAATATCACTGTATGCTAGATGATGCTTTATACGTTGTTACTCGTAATAACAATAAAGATCAGATTGTTAAATATTCTTTAAAGCTTGATGATGCTGGACATTTTGTAACTGATACACAAGGCACTACCAGTACAGATGATGACAGTATTTATAGAGTCCATTTAGATCACTCTTCCTCTGTTACAGCTGCATCAAATACTTATAACACTACAACTATTAAAACTACAATTCCAAAACCTAATGGATATGAAAGTACAAAACAGTTAGTAGCTTATGACACTGATTCTGGAAACGATTTAGGTAGATATGCATTAATTACTGTATCTGGTTCTAATTTAGAAATTCCAGGAAATTGGTCAAACAACTCTTTTATAATTGGTTATCTATATGAGATGAATGTACAAATTCCAACCTTATATGTAACTCAACAAGTAGGAGATAAGTATAGATCTGATGCTAAATCCTCACTTATTGTGCATAGGATTAAGTTTAGTTTTGGACCTCTTGGAGTTTATTCAACAACTATACAAAGAGAAGGGAAACCAGATTTTACTGAAACAAAGGAGTTAGGACTAGCTGGCGTTGTAGGCGCAAGTCGATTACCGATTGTTCCTGAAGTAATAGAAACAGTTCCTTGTTATGAGAGAAATACAAACCTAAAAGTAAACGTTAAATCAGAACATCCAGCACCAGCCACACTTTATTCACTGGCATGGGAAGGAGACTTTACAAATAGATTTTATAAACGTGTCTAAATTAATTCACCCAGTTACAAAGGAAGCTGCATTAAATGTGGCTTCCAATCTTTTACCAGATGACCGTAGAGAAGTAGAAGAGGGTCATGGACATGATCCTGTTGTTGCAATACCCGCGTGTGCCGATTATGGAGACACAGTGTATTTCACAGTTCCAAACGGTGAACTAGCCGGAATAGCCGGCGTACAGGAAGATGGCAGAATCTGGATGCTATGTACACCCGCTATTCACAAGTACCCACTAACTTTTGCAAGAGAAGCTAAAAGATATGTGGAAAGTAGAGAAGAGAAGTTGCTCTGGAATATCGTTGATAAACGAAACAGAGTTCATATAAAACTACTCAGATTCCTTGGGTTCAAATTTTTAAGGGAATTAAAACACGGACCTAATCAATTACCCTTTATGGAGTTTTGCCGTGTGTTTAGGAGCGGCTGCTAAGACAGCTAATGAAAATGCTCGTAGAAGATACAAATACGAGAACGAAAGGAGAGAGCGTAACTGGATGCAAACTATGTCCATTTATAATGCTCAAAAAGTTAAATATGATGAAGACGTACAAAATGCTGGTTTAGCTCAAGCTCAAGTTAAAGCTGATCAGCAAGAACAAATGGACCTTGCCAGAGGTGAGGCTCAGTTAAAGTACAGTGAATTATTTAGAACTTTATTA